ATATTGGTTCGCCGAACGGATCAGTCTGTTTCTGCATCTGCAGGATCATATTTCTTACACTCTCGTTTGTAGGTGATGCACCTGATGATATGAGATTATTGTGATCTTCGAAGAACACTGCCTTGCCGTCATATGTAGCCGGATTATCAAAGAGTAACTGGTAGACCTGCTTGTTTATAGTCTTTTTTGCCTTAGTTGCATAAAAACCCGGCACCTGTGTTATAAACCCAATATCATCATTGATAAATGCCTGTCTTGACATGGAAAACTGGCGACCATAAGTTTTCAGTTTTCTCGTTGGCAGCAGTTTTGTTTCAGGGATGTCGGATTTCAATTCTCCGTTTTCAGGTATTTCAAGGAAATCCGCTCCTCCGCCAAGTAAATATTCATGATCAGGCGATTCTTTAAAATCAGACAGTGAACCTTTGCTCGTCCAGTTCTGGAATGTTGTAGGAATCTTGTTATAAATCTCTACTATGGATTTTCTTATAGTCGTATCAAGTATTGCCGGAAAAGCCGAAGCAGGATTATAGAACTGGCGGCTTAATGTGTCGTACAGATCTGACGGTGACATTCTTCTCAGTTCTCCATCTGCATGTCCGTCTCTTGTCAGGCATTCGATGCCTAAATCTCTTAAAGACATATGCCTGTAGTCTGCGGCACCCTGAGCTGCATTTTCTATATGTGTGCCTGCCTTCATGCAGAGTGCATCTGTAACTGCTGCTCTGAAGTTATCGTCTCCGTCTCTTGTGACGCGAACGTTTACAGGTCCTTTGTTTTTAATCAGGCTGTCAAGAATCTTTTCGCGTGCCAGATCTACTGTCATTGAACGGTCGTTTATGTATTCAGTAGGATCGATATCAAACTCCCTGCACATGCTTGTGATCTGTGATACTCTTTTTCTTTCTTCATCAAGAGCTTTTGTTATTGCTTCCTGAACGTCAGGTGCTGTATCTCTTTCTTCTCCTGTAATTACCAGCTTATCAATCTCTCTCTGCAGATTATCAATCTGACTCTGTTCCTCCGGTGTTAAATCTCTTTCGGCGGCTTTTGCGGTATTTATTATCTGCTGTTGTCTTTCTACAAGTTCTTTCAGTTTCATGGTTTACCTCCTCAGTAAATTTCTATTGCTTTCCACCTGCTTTTCATACAGATTAAGTGCCATGTATTCTTTTTTTGGATCTAAGCTTCCGGACGGTCCGTAACTTCTGTCTACCCCCACAGTCGCATCTGCAGGAACTGACACTATAGATATTTCAAAAGGCATCCAGCTTGCAGCTATACTGCATGGTCCGGTGTATTTACCGTCAGGCGACTTTTCACCTGCTTTTACCTCAAGCCATGCATTTACCTGATAGCCGACCGATACGCCTTTCAGAGTGCCTCCGGACACTTTGCGGAATATCTTTTCTGCATCTTCATCATCATCAAATTCTACTTCTGCCATGCCTCTGTTTTCTTCAATCCATGCCCGCTTAATTTTACCAATGACATAATTTCTTTGGTGGTTGAAGAGCAGCACTCCTATCTCGTTAAGCCTTGTGAGGTCTACAGCGTCTTTCTCGTGTGATAATATTTCCTTCCCGAACCATCGGGTATACGGTTCTTCAGATGAAAACGATATGATTCTGCATCGCTCATTATCCTCGCCGTCTATTTCTCTCATGTGTATATTAGACGTGCGATATGCCACATTACTCTTATTCGTCAAAGTATTCACCATATCCGTCCTGATACTGTCCATACAGCACACCTCCTAAATTAATCCCTTTTTCTTTTGCATATTCCACTGCTGCAGCCATATCATCGATCTGTTCTTTCCAGTCACGCCCCTGTTCTGCTGCAATCTGTTGGAATGTCTTTTGTCCTGTCATTAATGCTATCTTGTTTGCATTAGATTCCTTCTGCGGGTCTATCCATCTTTTAGGATTTGCAACCCATACATGTTTAAGATACCTGTCTTTGTTTTCCCAGAAATCCGGAATATTTATAACACCTGCTAAAACAGCAGATATTACCATTGTTTCATAAACCTCATCCATGACCTTGGTTATAAGTAAATTCTTTTCATCGTCATATGTAAGATCGTCTTCTATGCTGCCTTGTCTTGCTGAACTGTAGTTTGTTTTTGACATATCGCGTGATGTAGCCTCATAGCTTAATCCCTGACCTGCTCCGATCAGTCTCTGCTGTGTCTTTAAGAATTCTGATGAATCACTTGCAGCATTCTTAGGATCTACGACCTGTATCTCATCTCCTGCATTCATTTCCTGAATCATTCCCGGACTAAGGGTTTTGCCTGCATATGATTCTCTTTCTCCTGAAGCTGTAATGCCGGATCTGCCTAAACCTGCTGTAGGTATAACTTTTTTTATAAATACGGCAAGACAGGCTGCTATTCTTTCTTTAATACTGACTGCCGTAATAAATTCATTTGCGTCACGTATTCTTGATATTGTAGGTGCCAGATCTGAAAATTCTCTCACCTGCGAAGGTCTTCGTTTTGCGTAATAAAAAATCATATCCTTTGCATCTACATACTCAGGCATTGAAAGTTCCATTCCGTCTATAGAATATTTCTGAATCCAATAACCTACAGCCCTATTATTTTTATCGTATTCGATGCCTCCTGCCGTCTTATATCCTTTTGAGGCATCGTGCTTTGTAAGCATATACATATTCGATAATTCATCGACTTCAAACAGTTGTAATTGGAATGGAACATATCCTTTTCTGCTATAACATTTCTTAAACAGGATTCCGCCGTCAACTTTCTTTCTGACTACTGCCATGCGGAGCATTTCATTGAAACACTGCTCCCCTGTTACATCGCAATTTCTTGCTTCGCTCCATTTTTCAAAAATTTCTTCCAGCCGGTCATCTATCTCCGCATTTCCGGTTCTCGCCTGTAATGCAAATCCGCTGCCTACTACATTTCTTCTGAAGGCTAATATTACTGAATTTGCCATATCTGAATTGCGTTCGAGATCTCTTGCGCGAGCCCTTACGGTATCCCGCTCATTGCGATCCGTAAATTCTGCCGAGTTATTGCTTGCGTGCCATCCTGCATTAAGGCGGCTGTAGTTTCCTGCATCATACGCTTTCTGAAGTTCTTCCTGCTGCATACGCCATGCCTGACGCTGACATGCCGAACGCGGCGATATCCATGCTACGATTTTGTCGAGTACATTCATGCTCATCTCCCATCAAAGTACGCTACGAATACATCAGACATCAGGGAACTATCTGCTGATGCTGTCATTTGAGCGATTATGTCATCTCTCATGCTTTTAAGCATCGATAAGTCAGCTCTTGTCAGCGAACGTGAGCCTATGCGGTAAGACTGTCCGCCTACCAACACAGTGCTTATGGCATTATTTACTTGTTCCAGCATTTTTTCTAATGTATATTGTTCTGCCATACAATCTCCTTACACCCAGTTTTCGTGCTGCTCTATCCATGATTCTTCAGGTGGTTTATTGTCCTGCTTAGGAGCAGCCTCTTCACTCTTCTGATTACGCAGGAAGAGATTTCTTACACCCAGTACATCGGCTGCTGCCATGGCATATACCTCACAATCCAGATAATGATTATCTGCATGACTCCTCTTCAGAACCCATCTCGTTACTTTTCTGTTTCCTGCTGTCTTTTCTTCAACCTTGTGTTCTGCCGTTACCTGTTCAGCATATTCAAGATCGCAGCCTTTATATACCATCCAGCTTCCTGAACCATTTTCTTTTCTCATACGGCTTGCTATCATGTCTTTATATTTTCCGCCATCGACAAGAACGAGCTGCATACCATGTGACATTGACTGTGTTCTGTTGACTGTAGATAGTTTATAATGCGACAGCATTTCAGACGTACCTTTACATGGAAGTGCCCATTCACTGTTTAATGCACAGTAATCATATATTTCATCTGTCTGATCTCCTGAATCTATCAATGCAAGGTTTACCAGCATAACGTCTCCGCTCTCTGTTTTGTACTCCAAATTCATAATCTGAGTTATATCTGACAGACTTGAAACTTGTCCGTGTGCAATATTTTGTGACGTAAGATAATCTCCCCACGCCCTTATAGTCCAGTAAAGACAGTTTGCCTGAACATCCACTCCGGCAGTCAGCATCTTAGTCCACTCAGGGACTATATATGCTTCAAGTTCTGTTTGTCGCTGCAGCACTATTTCAGAATTCGTCTTAAGCTTTGTATCCTCCCACGGTTCGGCAAGCCATGAATTTGTAAAGTTATGCAAGGCATCAACATCATCTTTTGAAGCCATAAATTCATCGGCTATTTCTGAAAATCTCGTAAACGGTGAATATAGTGTATTAAGCCAGAAAGCAACACTTCTTGCATGAGAACTTTCTCCTCTTACCTTCTTCCATTTTCCGTTGCGAATCATAGTGATTTTTTGTGCATCGTTTATAATACATCCACATTCTTGGCATACGTAATTGGCAAATTCAGCCCTTTCAGAATAGCTCATTCCACTTTCTTTTGACGGCCATTTTATTTGAGTGAATTTAAGTTCTATGTATTCCCCGCAGTGTATACAAGGCACAAAATAATGCTTTTCAATGTCGCATTTTTCTTTTTCTTTCCAGATATGACCAGTGCTGAGAGTCGGTGTGCTGCACATATATATTTTGCTGTTTGGAAACGTCTTTGTACGCTCCTCTGCGAGTGATATCGGATCTGCTTCTTTTTTGGTTGCACCAGGATATTTATCTGTTTCATCGAAAAAGAGATATTTTATAGGTCTGCTTGCCAAGCTTGACGGACTATTAGAGCCGACAAGTGCAATATACATATCATCAAATTGTAATTCTAATCTCGAAGACTTCCTGTCGTTGTATTTGCTGCTCAATTTGGGAATATCTTTAAACATTGGCATGATACGATTTTCTGATACAGACTCTGCCAGTGTGTCAGTTGGATAAACTATCATAGTTGGTCCCGGATTTTGATCTGTGCAATATCCGATAATATTTAAAATTGCTTCTGTTCCGCCTACCTGAGTAGGCTTAACGAATACAATTTTTTCTGTAGCATAATTGTTAAACTCGTCCATGATATCTTTAAGATACGGTGTGATCATATTATTCCAGTGTCCCGGCATATTGCTTGCTTTTTCATTAAGCAGTCTGTATTTTTCAGCCCACTCCGAAACAGTTATATCTTCAGGCGGACGAAGTACCTGCAATGCATCGTAGATATATTCAGGCACAGCATACGGTTTGCACGTATATTTTCTCATTCGCTTTTTTTAACCTTATTTTTGTCCGCTTTTTTCTTAACAGGCGGCTCGGTCCCCTCTATATATGCAGCATTAGTGAATGTTCGCAGCATTCCGTCAAGTTCCTTTGCTATATCATTTTCAATGCCTCTTGCTTCCACTGGGTCTATACTTCCGGCAAGAACTCCGCCTACCCTGTTAGGTATACCGG